TATCTGATGAGTGAATATTTTTCACATATATACCTAAACTCTCATATATATTTATATCAGCTTTTACTATTCGTTTTCTTCTATGAAGTGTAGCACCATTTCTTAGCATTGTGTTCAAAGGAAGTGTAATTATCTTGGTATTATAACCTAGACCCACCTCTAAACGATAAGCATCTCTTGTTATTGTGAATTTATTATCGCCAGGTGATGTAATTTCGGGTTTAGCATCTGCCATGATAGATAAATCTGCTATAACTTTAAAATAAATATTATCAAACACAGCATCAAAGTCTGTATCTATTTCTGTTACTGGTGAGCCTGTACTAAAGTCAGTGTAAATTACATTATTACCATTATAAATTACATTATATTCGTCATATACTACATTATCACAAGTTGGCTCTGTCCCTGTCAAAACTACATTGTGATCTGTATAAGAATCCTCGTTTAATAATTCGATAAAATATTCACCCTCTCTTTTGATTAGAAAATAAACCGACTTATCAACTACGCAAACATCAAGGAATTCTCCGTCTGTAGTCCAATGCGTCCACCCTAAAATTCCTTCATTCCTCAACGTGTTCATTACTGCCAAAGTTCCATCTGTGTTAACCACATAAACAAAATCAGATACATCTATATCAGTTCCTTTAATAGCTGATATTGCCTTAATATCTGTCAAGAGATGTGAAGCTAATAAGGTAATATTGTTAGAAACATGAGCATCCTCATCATAATTATATATAAATTCTCTAATGGTTCTTCCTGAACTATCTATAAATAATGTTGCACCATCTATAAAGATAGGTCTTACCCTTTTTGAGCCATATCCTGTTTGTTCTTTCCATGCCGAATTGGATGGAGTGATTATATCAATACTATTAAAAAATTCTGCACCAGTGGTAAAAACTTGTAATCCTCTTCCACTAAAAATATTTATTATCTTATTATATTGTCCTGATTCTATAGTATCAAATATTGCATGATCATCTGGAATTGAGCCGCTTATTGCTTCTGCTGTAAAATCAAAAAATCCATTTACTCTAGATCCCCAAACACTCGTTGGTTTGGCTGTGCTTCCTGCAAACCATAATCTATTCATATGAAAAGTACACGCTATTGGATGGCCTCGTGCTGCACTCCAAACAGGTTCTTTACCTTCTAATAAATCTTCCCAATTAATAGTATTGGTAAAATCTTCTAATGCTAAATCTTTTTCATCTTGTTTAATTTTTGCTTTATAAAATCTATTTGAAATTCCTAATAAAAGCTGTGCTGCTGTCGGATTTTTTATATAATTCCATACTATATCATCTATTTGTATATTTATTATTTGTTCTTCACCATTATTATGATAATTATAAAGAATATCTGTATAATTATATAAAGGTATTTCAAGATCTATAAATGAAAAAGTCCAATCTGCATCTGTAGCACCTCTAACTAATTTTCTTGGTATATAATTTTCATGTGTTATGATAACTGTATCTGCTGATTGAATAATATCTATTTCGTTAACTTTTTCTATTGTATTATATGGAGATGCTATATCTGCTTTAACAATTACACCATTTCTTAATATATCTACAAATCCTATTCTAAATACAAGAAGATATTGTTGTGCCTTATTGAATACAAAGGGAAATAATCTAGCATCTTCACCTACAACTCCATCTTCTATCTTAGAAAGCCCTGGTCTACGTCTCAGTCCACCTTGAGGAACAATAACGACATTCTCTGCATGAGCTACAGAAGTATTATATTTATCTATATCAATGCGTGCATGAAGTTCTGGTGCAAGTTCTCCACCTGTTAAGTTAGATTGAATATGTTGAATACCCATCTCAATACCTTATATCCACATAAGGATTATCTATAAATGTTTCTTGTGGATGCTGTGTAGAATCTGTAAATTTGGCTTTTTTTAATTCAAATAAATACATTCTTGAAAAGTAATTTCCTTTCTCCATATCTCCCGTTAAAGAAAGTGCAAACTGTGAAGCTAAAAAGAATTCAAGCATCTTTGTAAAATATGGAGGTAGATTGCCTTCATCAATTCTAAAGATATAGTCTATTTTTATTTCTATGTTGTTGGTATAAAGTTTGTTTTCATATATTTGATAGTTGTTTGATGTTGTCTTGATTAAATATAAACAATCTGATGGTATCTGAAAAGCATAATTATACTCGTCAAGTGGAGTCTCGACAAGTCTAGCTAATTGAGCTTTTTTAGTTGCAAATCTCCATCTATGGTTAGTGAGTAAACTTAAATAAGAAGTCTCATAAAGATTGGCTGCTATGGTTGCTCCTGCTGTTCCTTCATCAAAACTTGTTATGGTTTCGTGACCCAATAAGAGAAGAGCGTTTGAAGCTAGTGAGATGCTTGAAGTAGTTCCTGTCATAGTTGCTCCTTGATAAGCTTAATAAGCCATTCCGAAGAATGACCTATAAGATTATACAATTACAGCATAACCTGTAGTGACTGTTGTGCCATCATTCGATGCAACGTAAAGAGGTGCTAGACCTGGTGTTCCATCTGTATCAAATGTTACATTGATTTGATCGCCTACTTTTAGAATGCCTGCGATGTCATTGAAGTAACCCGATGCGATTACCTCTGCTTTTGTGTCAATTGAACCGTATACATATAAACTAGGAGCGGCTGAACCTGCTCCTACGTTTCCTGAAAATGTTGCTTTAGTGAATGCTGCCATCATTTACTCCTTATGGTGCTACTTTAAGATATTCTACAGGGATAATTCCCTCAATATCAATTGCTACTGTTCCTGCTTTCCACATACCGAGAGATAACCAAGATGCTTTATGAGGAACCCAATCAACTCTTGTATTCATATCAATACCTACTGCATGACCGATTGCTGACTTATGGAATGCAAAACCTGTTCTAACAGTTGTTACATATGGAAGTCCGCCTTCTGCTCTTGCAGAACCTATAATTTTCCATTTGAAACCCATGAATGAATTAATTTCACCACTCATTAACATTCTAACAGAATTATAATCTGCCGATGTAATAGTCGAGTCATTAAGAATATCATTAAGCCCTTTTTCATCAACGAGGAAGTATCTATCTTCCATTGGTGCTTCTACCGAATTAAGTGATTGTGCTGCTTCTGTGATAGCTGCCAAATCAAGTGCCTTTGTACCATCACCTACTACTGTAGTAGTTGAAGTGTTTAGTGCATCAATGATTGATTGATCGTCTCTTCTACCCATAGCTCCTGCGATTGTTTGTGCAAGTTCTACAACTTCATCAAAGTTTACTGTAGCTTTATCATAAATATCTGTGTATTCTGGTGCTTCATAATCAAGTAGAGTAGCTACTTTAACGCTGTGAGCGATACCCATTGGAACAACATCTGCAGAACTACCTGTTCTTTGTGTTGCTTGACCTTTTCCCATCAATCTAAAGTCGTATTTATCTCCGACTACGTTGTTGCGTGTTTTTACACATTCTCTCAAAGTTCTCATACCTTGATATGCGTGTTTTACTTCTGTGTCAAACTGCTCTGCAGCTACACCTGAAAGATGTTGTGACATAGTGTCTCCTTATCTGTTTTAATATGGTTTGATTGCTTGTCATTTGGAGGTGTCCTTGACCAATTCAAGGCTCTAAATGCAAATACATTTGAACGCTTAAAACAGATCAGGTTCTTTCGAGGTATCTGGAGTTTTAATATTCTGTCATATTATAACATAAATTTAATTGATTATCTTAATCAATTAAATTGATTTTTATTATTATTGCTTAGACGGTATAATTGAATAAAAAGGATTAATATTATGCCTATTGATTATTTACTAATATTTATTTTCTTTGGGATGTATATACTTTTGTGTTTGGGGATTATTGCCATCTGTGTATTAATTATAAAGAATTTTGATGCTTGAACTAATACAAAAGATTAAATTATACACAGAGGCAGGAATTATCCTTGAGCATATGGAATTGTTTGATGAGCTAATGGAATACAACTTAGAATTCTTTGATACATTTACTATTATGGAAAAAGGTGTCGAAAATATGAGAGATGAACTAGATAAAAAAATTATAAAAGATATAAAAGATGCAATACACATTTAAACTAAACAAAACATGGATGTCACTTGCAATCATACTTTTTGTTGGTATCATATTAGTAATGTATTTTAATGAAAGTTCTGGAGAAGATATACTTAGAATCTTAGCTCTTATGTTTGTGATGTTCTTCTTTATGTTGGGGAGTGCTTTTTGGATGATGTTTCCTATAGTAATCTTATGGAAGTGGTGGAAGAGAAATTAACTCCTCCCCATCATTTCAGCTTCTAATGCTTCAACCTTTGCTCTATAAGCAGGATCTATTGACATTCTACGTTCTCCGCTGTTCTTATCTATTGCAAATCTCATCTCATTAAGAGTATCTTTACTGACTGTTTGTGTTTGTTGTGCTGGTGCAGGTGCTGTACCTTGCATTTGTTTCATTAAACCTTCCATCATTTCAACACCTTTAGCAGAGGTTATCATAGCTCCGAAAGTATCCATCATTTCTTCACCTACTTGAGCTCTAGCCCAATCAGATAGATTAGTTAATCTTGTTTCTGCATCTTTACCAAGAATTTCTTTTTGTTCTGTTACATAAGCTTCTTGAGCTTTCTCTGTAGCTTCTACATCCATTTGGACTATAGAATTTAGAGCATCATTATTAAGTTGGTTTTCTTTTCCCCATGCTTGTAATGCTTCAAGTCTGGGGGTGGTTTCGATACCTTCATCCAATGTATAAGTTTCTGGTGATCCATCAAATCCTCCTAGTTTCTGTGAGTAACTCTTCTGTAGTTCGCTATATCCTGTCTCTAGTGCTGATATGCTATTATACTTTCCATCAGCATAACTGACCGTTTGTTCTGTTGCTTCTCCGTTGTTTTCTACTACTGTTTCTGTCTCAGTAGCTACTTGCTCTGAGGCTACTTGTGTTTCTTCACTCATAGGTATCTCCTTGCCAGTTTATCGAGAATAGGGCTCGTTTATTTCTTCTTCTTATAAAGGCTTGCTTTTACTGCGCGTCCATATTTAGTTGCTTTAGACTCAGCGTCTTTGCCTATATAGCATTTGCCTTCGTCTCCCCATTTCTTACCACTTTTTCCATCTTTTATACATTTTTTTATCGGCATTATTTATCCTTACCTGATTTCTTCTAATTGTTCTTCTGTAAGCAAAGGGCATGATTTATTTACTCCTGGATATTCGTTATGCCCTTTAATCGCATTAGGTAATAGTTTATACATTTCATTCGAAATAAGCAAGTTTGTTAATTTTTTGATAGCAAAAAGTTGTAATGTTGTTGCATCTTCTATCTCATTACCACTATTATCCATACCACCTATTCTACAAATACCTATTGTATCTCTATTATATCCTTTTATATGAGATCCTTGATAATCTACCCATCTACCTTTAAAAATATTTCCAAATTCATCTATCACATAATGATAGCCTATTCCACTATTCTTTCCCCATCTTTCCAAATGCCATTTATCAATAGTATGTGCATCATCTCCTCTTCCTTGTGGACTTGCTGAACAATGAATAGCAATAGAAGTTATTTTATGCTCTGTTTTATAAGTAAATCCCATACTGATTTCTGCATTTAATTTTCTGCCTATCGAAGAGAATTTTATATGTCTTGACATTATTTAATCCTTATAACGTTTAATTACCATTTCCAAAATAATAAGTCCTAATACAATATTTATTGATATTAT